CAGGCCGTTGTTCGGGCCTGCCATGATCAACACCTTGTAGCCGCGCAGATCACGCGCCAGCGTCTGGTTGGTCGTGATCGTCGAGGTCGTGCCAGCGGTCGCGGTCAGCGATGCCGCGCCCACGGTCGCACCGGTGGACCATGCGCCCGCCGTACCACTGGCTCCGGCTCCGAAGGTGCCCGCCAGCGCGGGCGAGGGCAGCGTTACCCAGCCATCCTCGGAGGGGTTGTACATTGCGGCCGCCGTGTTGCTGGTGATCAGCATCTGCTGCTGGCGAAAATTTCGCGAGGAGATGATGAACGAACCGGCCACCGACGCGACAGGTGACGGCGCGCAGAACTCCCAGCGCTTGAGGTCGAGGATTTTGCGATTGCCGTTTGTCGTAGGCATCAGGTCACCGCGATGTTGCGTCGAAGGGAGTCCGCTTGCATGTGCATCAGCGCGGGGATTTGATCGTTCGCGGCAAAGCCGCCGATCTGCGTCTGGTTCGTGATCGTGCCGACCGTCGTGACCGTGCCGACCGTCGTGACCGTGGCGAGCGTCTGACCGCCTGCAATCGATCCAACGGTCATTTGCAAGTTAGCCGCCGTTGCTTGGCGCACTTCCATGATCGGCTGGCCCGCCGTGTTGGGCAGCGCATAGCCGATGGTTTTGGTCAGCGCGCCGATGGCGAATCGCATTGACTCGATGGCCTCGATCAGTTCACCGTATGCGGCCACCGGCATCGGGTTGGCTTCCGAGACATCGACCGCAATCTTGTCGTCGTCAGCCCCCCTTACGGTGGCAAGCCCGGCGACTTGCAAATGCGCCAGCTCACCGGAATACGAGACCTCGCGCGTAGCGACTTTTGCGCCGGAACCCGGTGTGTACCCTACGTTGTCGGTTCCCATGATCGCCGATCAGTTCTGGAAGCGAACGGTCGACAGCGCCAGCGAAAACGTCGCGCCCGTCGAGATCACATCGGACCCGAAGTCGTTCACCGCCACCAGCTCGTCGGCCGTCGCAGCGCCGCCGCGGCTCTTGTAATACACGGCCTTGCGTGCGGTGATCGTCGAGCTCGGCCACGACACCGCACCGAGCGTGATGTCCAGGCGATCGTTTGTCGTGTCTTTCGTGACTGTGACCGTGCACGTCACGCCCCCGGCCGTGTACCCGGTGCCGGTCACTTCGTTCGTTATGTCGGACCGCTTCAGGTGCGTGTCTTTGTTCTCGGAGTACGCACTGGTGGTCAGCATGACGCGGAAGGTGTCCGTGTCCATGTCGATGGCACCGCGCGCCAGGTCTTCGAGGAAACTGGTGTAGATCAGGGAGGGCATCTAGGCATGCTCCAAAAGAAAACGCCCCAAGCTAAGAAAGCCTTGGGGCGTTGGTTGCTGCGATGCTTCGATTAGGTCGCCGAGATACGCAGCAGCTTGATTGCCTGCGAATTGCGGATACGGCCACCGACGCGCTTGCGGACGTAGAACTTCACGAAGCCCGGCGAAGTGATTTCGTCGCGCGTCATCCGCATGCCGACGCGATCCGCAATCAGGTAGCCTTCGCGGAAGTCGCCGAACGCCAGCGGGAACGTGCCAGCACCAACGGCGGGCATGTCTTCCGCTTCGATGATCGGGAAGCCGAGGAACGTCGAAGGCTCACCGGCAGCGACCGCCATTTGCCAGAGGTACTGGTTCGTGGTGTCCTTGTATTTCCGCAGCGCCGACAGGACCGCTTTGGACGTGACCCACCGCGCATTCGCCCGATACCGCGCACGCAGCGCATACACCATGTCGAGGAACACGTCTGCGCTTGTCGGCAGCGCGGTCGCCTGCGCCGAGACAATCGCTTGCAGGGTGCCGAATGCACGCGAGGCGTCCGTGGTCAGCACCGGAGTCGGGCCGGCCAGGAAGCCAGTCGGGCGTGCGGTGCCGTTGCCGCTGACGAATGCAGCGCCCTCGCCTTGAGCGATTGCCTCTGCCGCCGACTCGATTAGCCACTGCTCGACGTTGAAAAACAGGTCATCGAGCGATTCTTCCGACGCCTGCGGCTTCGCCGATGCGGTCCCGAACGTCGGCGCGACTTCCGCGAGGTCCGGGGTATTGGTCTGGTTGCGAGTCGCCGCTTCGGCCAGCCACTCGAAAGCAGCGCCGTTCGTGTCAAACAGTTCCTTGTAATCGGTCGTGCCCACGGTGCGAACGGTGGCAATCGAGCGAATCGGGGAGATGTCCACCGACAGTCGGGCAATCGCCGACTCGATCTGTTCCGGCAGCGCGAATCCGCCCGCCGAACCCGTCGAGGTAACGGTTTGCGTTGCGCGCTGCTCAAGCGTCTGATTGCGAACGTCGAGCGCCTTAGCGGCCGACTTCACATTCATCTGCTTCTGCGGATCGGCCGGGTTGCGGACCCACGCCAGGAATGCAGACTTGTACTGCTCGGCTTCCGGGGACGACTGCTCGCGGTCGCCGCCCATGACGCCGGGCCGGTTCATCTTGGCCTGCATCTTTTCGAGGTCGGCTTTGATGTCGGAAAGTTTGTCGAGGTCCGCATCAATCTTTGCCAGCTTGGACTCGATCAGCGGATCAGCTGTCCCTTTCTTGGCGATTTCATCCAGCCGCGCGTCGTTGGTCTTTTTGTATTCCTCAAACGCAGCGCCGATCTTGTCCAGCGTGTCTTTGATTTCCATGATGGGTATTCCTATGCTTGAAGTAGGGAAAGCAGCCGGTCGGCTGCGGTCTTGATTTGTTGTGCGTTGTCAGCATCACGCCGGTTCTCGCCCAACTTCATGCAGCGGCTTACGAAGGCCGTTGCATCCGCCTTGCTAAACCCGGCATCACGCAGGATTTGCTCGGCGTCTTTCGGTACGGAAATTTCTTCGGCATCGCACTTGATGCCGGTCACGCGCGCTGCGGTGTTGGCGGGGAAAGTCACTACGGACAGCTCCCAAAGCTCAACCTCCGTAAGCGTGCGGATATCGCTTTCTCGGTCGTAGCCCCATGCCTTTGACATGAAGCCAATCGACAGGCCGTTAATCGCGCCCATCTTGATAAGCGAGTGCGCCTCGCGTCCGCGCACGGTGTCCATCGCCAGTTTCCCGACGACACGCAAGCCGCGCTCATCCTCAACCATGTCCGTCCACACGCCGATGGGCTCGGCCGCGTTGTGCTGCCACAGCATCGCGGGCATCGTCCCGGCGTCTTTGTGTGCGGCAAGCGACTTGGCAAACGCGCCCTTGTCGATAACGTCGTCGCAGGAGTCCTTGACGCCGAACACGGAGCCGTAGCCCTCGACAGTGCCGTCGTCGCCGCTTGCCTTGATGTCTAGCGCGAACGAGCGAATCTCTCGCTTACCGCTGCGATTTTCAGTTTGCATAAGTGCCTCTCAGTTCGGCGCGGTGTCCGCGCCGTCTGCGGGGTCGTCGGCATCCTCTGCCGGTGCGCCGCCCATATTCATCGGGGTTAAAGGTTCATCCAACCCCGGCAGCGGGTCTTTGCCTTCTTCGTCGCGCAGTTCGTTGCGCGTGTAGATGCCAAGTTCGGCCATCGTGCGAGCCCACTGCGCGCGATCCACCATCGAACCGGCTTGCATGTAGCGGGTATCAAACTCTGCCCACAGCGGCCCCGTGCCATCTAAAAGCATTTCATCAATGCGCTGCGTCCAGGCTTCATGCCACGGGCGCAGCGTGTGCTTAAGATGGGCGGCAAAGAACGCCTCTGAGCTAGCGAAAGTGGCAGACTTGTCGCTGTGTCCGATCATGATCGGGAACACGCCAAACGCCCGGCAGATTTCCTCGACTTGCATGCGCCGCGTTTCAAGGTGCTGCGCATCAATGCCGGTCATGCTGGTAGGCTGGAACTTGGCATTTCGGTCCATGACCATCGGTTTACCAGCGTTGGACGATCCGGCGCGGGAAGCGAGAACATCCATAAGCCGCTGATGCTGGTCTGCCGTTAGCGTGCCGTCCACGCTGTAGATGCCGCTCGGCCGTACACCGTTCGCATGGAAAGCCGCGTGCGATTGCTCGGTCGCGATGGCCAGCCCAATTGCTTGTCGCGCCAGTGCTACGGCATTCATTGCGTTGATGTAGTCCCACTGCACATTTTGCAGGTGGAAAACATCCTCGGAATTAAACTCTCCGATGAATCCCCAATCGTCCCAAAGCCGATAGCGCACTTCATAGCGCGCAATCCTGCGCACGTCCCACCGCCCCGGCATGATCGGGATTAGTTCTTGCAGCCGCCTGTTAGCGCCGCGCACCTTCAACGACAGGCCGGAGCCGGTCAAGGCGGCATGCAGCGTCATCATCCGACGCCACTCGTAGGACGTTTGCCACTCGTTCGGGCGACGATGGAGCAGGCGATATTCGGGAATGTTGATCGCCCGTTCGCGCCGCTTCTCTGCCGTCTCGCGGTAGATGTTAAGGGCCGGTGTAGCGCAGCCATCTGCAATGACCTTGACGCATGCGAGAACGGTCGAGACATGCAGCGCCGTCTCGGCATTGACGTTAACGCCAGCGACGACACGCGAGCCGTTGCCGTCAATCAGGTTTGCAATCTGGTCATACGTGAGCTGTGTCGCTTTCTTCTCGAAAGCGGAGCGCAGGCTGTCAAGCCAGCGCACTGGATTCCCACCACGATTTTTCATCGCTGCCGGATTCGGACTTTGCAACGCCGAACGCTTGTGCCAATGCGACCATGCCGTCAATCCTCCCTGTCGCCTTAGCCTTGTCCAGCTTGCGATTGCCTGCCGCGTCTTTGACGACGACAGCGTTAGCGGCGCACATCGTCAGCACCGGATGCCCGCCGTGCGCAATGCGCCCGTTCAGCAGCTCGGCCTCCAGCGCATCAATCGCCGGAGACATGTCCTTGAACCCTTGACCGAACGGCGTCAGCGGCAGACTCACGCCGAGCTTGTCCAGTTCCTTCTGCAACAGGTCGATGCGCCAGCGGTCGTATGCCACGGCGCGCACATCCAGCCCGGCAAAGATCGCCGCCATGTCCTGCGCCACGTATTCGTAATCGACCGTGGCGCCTGGCGTCGTGTGCAGATAGCCCTGCTTTGCCCACACGTCATACGGCGACCGGTCCCGCTTCGCCCGCTCGAGCAGCCCACCCTCCGGCGTCCAGAAGTGCGAGCGCACATGCCAGGCGCCGGCCACCTTTCCCACGATCACCAGCGCGGTCAGGTCGGTACGCGCCGACAGATCCAGCCCGGCCCAGACCGGCGCGGCTCCGAAGTCCAGTACCGGGGCGGCGCAAGACAGCCACACGTCGCGCGAGACGAACGGCGAGACCGTCGACACGCGCTGATTTAGCATCAGATTGCGGAAGGTGTTTTCCGCGGTTGGCATGCGTTTGGCGTCTTGCGCATGCTCGCGCAAGTCGTCGAGCGAACGGAACAGTCCGAGCGCAGGATTCGACGCCTTCCATGCCTCTGTATCCATCAAGTCGCAGTCGGCTGGCGCCGTGTACACATGAGACACGATGCGCGAATCGCCGCTGTTCTTTGCGTCGTCCAGCCAGATAGAGAACAGGTCGGCATCGGTTGCAGCCTGCGTGCTGATCGCAACCAGCAGCGGGTCGGCATGTGCGCCCTGCGCTGTGGTAATCGCGTCGATGAAATCGTCTTGCGGGCCGCGTACCTGCCCTACCTCGTCGAGGATTGCGAGAACCGGCGACAAGCCGTGCGCAGTGCTGCCCTGAGCCGATAGGGCTTCGTACTCCACATTCATCGGCAACCCGAGCAGCCGCTTTCCGCTCGGAACAGTGCGCACGATGCCCGACAGCTCGGGCGAGAGCTGCACCATCTTCGCCGCGTAGTTGAACACCTGCGCCGCTTGTTTGCGCGCTCGCGCGCCGCTGACGATCTGGCTGTTCTGCCGGGCTTCGGGGCCGACCAAGTGCGCCAGCATGAGCATGGCGATGGTCGCTGTCTTCGAGTTCTTCCGAGCAATGCTCAGGAAGGCTTGCCGCGTACGTGCCGTGTTGTCGTACACCGCGTAGAAGAACGCCTCCTGGAAGTCAGCGAGGCGAACGAATTTTCCGACGTGCTGACCCTCCGGCACGCGCAGGTGCTTTTCGCAGAATCGCATCACACGCTCGGCGCGTGTGAGGTTCGCTGCTTTTCTCCAGTTGCGAATGCAAGGAACCGGGCCGCACTGAATCGCGGCCAGGATGTCGCTGCGCAGCGCCACTCAGTTTAGGATCGTCAGGCCGGGGATCAGGTCATCATCGCCACGGGCTTGCACAACGGCTTCCTCAACGGCCTTCTGCGCCTTCGCCTTCGGCGTCTGCTCCCGCGCCTTGCCGTTCGTCGCCTCGGCATGCACATGCAGCATCCGGCTGCACGCCAGCACCCGGCGCGACAGCATCTCCAGCACCGTGTGCTTCGGGTTCATCACCGGAGTCCCGCGCGCGTTCTTGATCACGTCGCCCTCGGCGTCGATTTCCTGCTGAATGCGCTCGACATCGGCCTTCGCGCGCGCGAGGTTAGCCGCAACTTCCAAGTCGGAGTCGTTCCACGTCACGAGCGGCCGGGCCTTCGCGATTGACTCGTAAAAAGGCAGGTCGCGGTCGCGCAGGTGAATGTGCGCCGGCGGCTGAGGAATCCCAGCGACCACCGCGCGCGTTGTTTGCACTGCAGCAGCGGTCGAATCGGACCGAATGCGTCGCATATGCCCTCGGTTTCGTGAGTTAGCGGTAAAGC